CATTCCATTTTTTCCCCTTAGTAGATATAAAAGCAAAACCTCCGCCGTTATTGGCCCATACTGTGCTCATTAAATAAAGTGAATCTTTAGAATTATTAAACATTGTTCTCCATTCGTCTCTAGATAGACTATCCTAGCAATATGGCAGATATATATGAAAGCCCTGATGAATTTTATCATCTTAATGAATTACCATTCACTAGAGCTGCAATGGAAAGCTTCTCAAAAGTTATAGAAGAATGGCCTGAAGATGTAGGTGTTGCTGATATTGTTTTATTTATTACAGCATTATATATAAAAATGAGAGAATCAATGGACCCCCTAGAGTTAACCAAGCAAATGCAGAAGGCATTATACATGACAGAAAGTACAATCCAAGTTTATAAAGATAATTTCCCTGGTAGGTATCCTAACGATAGGAATGAAGCAGAACTAAAATGGGAAATTAATGATATATTCAAGGATATTAACGAAACCGATTGAGAATTTCGTGCCCAGGTTGTGGGAAGTATCTAGAAAATATCAATAGTGTATTGATTTGTTTCAATAAAGATTGTAAACATTTTAATAAAATACAGGCAGGGAGGTCAGATGACCAAAGAAAAAGATCTAGGAAATAACTATTATCCTAGCGGTTGGCAACCGAGATACGAATTCGATGAGCCATTAGGCAGAGGTGAGATAACTCACGTAGGAACAGACCCAAATTACAAAAGTAAATTTGATGAAATACTAAAACAATGGGGTTTTGACCCTAAACACTACGAAATAGAAGGGGAAGTTAGAGCAAGTTCCTGGAATAGTCAGCTAAAGGGTGGTGAAGTTGTCACATTTTATGCGTTTAAAGGCCTTGTAAAGCGAAAAAATCCTGGAAGAGACAGGTTTGTAGCGAAACTTGAGAAAGAAATAAGCAAGAAACCTGTATTAAAGGTCAAAAAGAGAGGCGGAGACACCGCCTTTTTATTTATGATGGCCGATTGGCAACTCGGTAAGGCCGACCTAGGGGTTGAAAACACCGTTAAGCGCCTTGAATTGGCCCTTACAAGCGGTGTAGAAAGGATTAAGGCACTCCGTAAGGCAGGTGTGAAAATCAGTAAAGTTTACCTAGTTGGAATGGGTGACCTCACGGAAAATTGTTTTGGGTATTACGACTCCCAACCATTTAATATAGAGCTTTCATTAGCACAACAGTATCATCTAGCTAGAAAATTGATAATGAGATGTGTAGATACCTTCTTACCGTTAGTTGATGAGATAGTTTTAGCTGGTGTACCAGGAAATCACGGCGAAATGTCTAGGTCTGGGAAGGGAAAAGTGACTACAGACCGCTTAGATAACTCAGATACAATGCATCTAGAGATTTGTGGTGAAATAATGGAAAAAAATCCTAGATATAAAAAGGTAAAAGTAGATGTTGCTGATGGATTTCATCAAGTTTTAGACATTTATGGTAAAAAGGTAGCTTTTACTCACGGGCATATGAGCGGTGGCAGTGGGGATCCAACCAATAAAATACTTAATTGGTGGAAAGGACAAATGTTTGGATGGCTTCCTTCGGGGCAGGCTCAAATTCTTATAACCGCGCATTACCACCATTTTCGTAGCTTACAACAAGGTGATAGAGTCTGGTTTCAATGCCCTAGTATCGATAAAAGCATTGATTTTACTGAGCGAACAGGTATGTGGAACCACCCAGGAGTCCTTACTTTAACTATAAATAAAGATGGTTGGGATAATTTAAGTATTTTATAACTTAAAAACGAGAGGTTATTAATATAGTTATGTACTCAGGTGGAAGCAACTTATAGGTGCCTTTCTTTCCCTGTTATGTACGGTAAAAAATTGTCTATAAGTTGCCCACCTTAAAAAAGGAAGGTTATTATGGAGAACATTTATTCAACGCAAGAGGCGTTAGAATTAGCAAAAGAAATATACACCGCTGATGAAATAGGCGATACTAAAGTTGGAGAGTTTATAGAAAAAGCTCCAGCAGAAGATTTAGTTTTAGCAAGAATACCTTTGAGAAATGCTGAAGAGTGTACAAAGGTAGTCAAAAATCATGCTGAAAACTTTATTAGAAAAGATGTTGAAAATAGAGGTACCTTTAAATTAAACGATACTGTATTTCATTCAACAAAACCTTATAAATACGAAGTTTTAGATTTGCCTAATTTCTTTAGATGGCTATTAGGCGATGTAGAAGAAGATAAGATAGGCGTATTGTGTGCGATTGTTGGGTCTAAGTTTATTCCTAAATTAAGAGCACTAGATACTATCTCTGAAATGAGGGGTAAAAATCCTCAGACTATAAGAGATACCTTTTTAGCGAGGAACATAGATGATGAATCTAGACTACTCATAATAAATTGCAGTAGTGCTTCCGCACCTAAATGGGCTGTCAATATGGAAGAAGGTGAGAGATTTGAAAGATCTTAAAGCTTTAGCTCAACCTTTTGCAGGACTTGTAAAGGACGCAGCTCCTGGAAAGTTCGGAGATTATGTTGAGCATACTGCAGTAACACAGAGATTGTTATTGCATTTGGGTCCTTATGACCAAACTGTCGTACGAGAAATCTATGATGAACATAAGGAATATGGTAAATGTCTAGTCGGAGTCGTTCTTGAAATGAAATTCAAGATTGATGGTGAGGTAGTCACTATTCAAGAAGGCGGTTCTGTTGACAAACCATATAAAGTAACAAATAAAAAAACAGGAGAAAGAATGCATAATGGCGAGAGATTAAAACTTGCTATTTCTGATGCACATAAACGTTGCGCTATGAGAGTTAGCTTAGGTTTACATTTATGGGCCCAAGAAGATTACTTTCTCTATGATCAATTGGAGGAAAATAATGGTTGATTCAAAAAAAATAAGTATAAGTGAAGATGATATCCAAGGTTCAGGTAGCTTTGTATTAGAGGCAGGAGATTACGAAGGCAAAGTTGTCTCTGTGAAAGACCACCTCAGCGAAGCTGGAAATGAAGGTTGGGTATGGGAGATAGAAGCTATGGGAACTATGTTCAAAATGTGGACTATGTTTACTAAAAGCTCTAAATGGAAACTAATTGAGGTAATGAAATCACTTCATGTTGAACTCAAAGCTGGTGAGATGGAATTTAATCCAGATAATTATATAGGGAAACCTATTGGAATTGAGATTGATAAAGAAGAAGGTAGTGATTACTTTAATATTGTGAAAACTTTCCCAATTAAAGTAACAGTTGAAGCACCTAAAGACAGTGCTTTCTAGACTATAATAAAGTTAATACATAACTCTCATAGTTATGTAAAAAAACCCTTGGACTAGCAATAGCTCAAGGGTTTTTTATTATCTTTTTTTGCCGTATTTTCCGACTTTAGCTTTTTTCTTTAACTTTTTAGTTCCATATTTTGGCATGATACCTACTTAGTTATCTGTTTTTTAGCGTAAGTTTTAATTACAGCCAAAGCTGCACCACCACCAGCAAGTGCTGCAAGCTGAAGTGTTTCAGCTTCTACACCAACCAATGGAGCTACTGTTAAAGCACCGATGAACGCTTCAATGAAGGTCCAACCAGTTCTCTCTAACATATCTTTTAAGTCTTCTGACATATGTCTCCTTAATCAATTACTTTCCCACTCAGTTTAAACTGAATTTTGGAAACTTTCTCATTAATAGATTCAAGTTGTTTCATAACTTGAGGTATACCTATTACATCATCTGTGGATTTATTAGATAATTCACCATCTAAATCAATTTTGCTATATTCTATGGTGACTTTCTCGCCTTTTAGTATGGCCCCAGACACTTTTGGATAAAGTTTTTTATACGCTACAGCACTTGAGCCGACAAAACCGTTAAAATTCACATCTAAATCTTGCTGGGTGTCTCCAACTATCAAACAACCTGAGGTATGCTCGTCATGGTTCCCTTGATGAATTAATATATATTCAAATCCAGGGACATCTTGTAGCCATAACATACCTCTGTGCATTGTCGGATACTTCTTGGTATAGCGATCGTTGAAACCGCCTACTGTTCTTAGCTTAATTTCATACTTCCCTTCAGGTATACACGTCTCGTGAATTTGCTTCTTTGCCTGATATTGATCTTCGAGAACGTAGCATTCAAAAAGTCCGTCTATAAAAAGTAGACCATTTGTCGCATCTTTTCCCATTTGGTGTCTAATAACTTGTAGTTTCATTCTTTCTCCTTTTTTGTATTGCAGTGCAGTGAGCACCCACAGCATAGATATTTACATCCACATCTCATTTTCTAAACCTTATGGTTAAAAGCCATACACCTAACGTTATTAAAGTCGCAAGACCTGTAATCTGTTGGGCGCTCCCTGTGAGAGTAAGTGTAGCAATAACTAAACCAACTAAAGTCCAACTAAGGTTTAAAGTTTCTTTAATTATTTCTACAAACCAAGACCATATCTTTTTAAACATTATGATCTTCTCATTATAAATGCTGCCATAGAAGCTATTCTAGTCAGAATAACTGGCACTACAACTTCTTGAGCTTTTTCTCGCTGATCAGATGTCATGTCATCACCAATGTTTGTAATAGTTATTTCTTCTAAGTTATCAAAGTCCACAAAAACTTCTATTGGATTCTCGAGAAACTCCTCATACTGCACCTCTGTAACAACATCCGCAAGAGTATAATTCTCTACATCTTTATTTTCTACAGCTCTCTCAACATATTCTTCTACTGCAGTAGCAACTGATTCATCTTCCTTAACAGCTTCAGCAATAATCTCAACGTCTTCTGCTTCTACTTGTAATACTTCAGCAACAACTTCAACTTGTTCTTCTGTTAGTTCCTCTATCTCTTCAATAGCTTCTTCAACTACGGCCTGTACTACCGCCTGTGTTTCCTCTGTGGCTTCGGATAGATTCTGTACACCAATGTCGTTAACTTCTTCTAAGACTTCAACGACTTCTTCTGTTTCAAGCTCTTCAACATATTCTTCAATAACTTCTTCAATTTCTTCTTCAGATAAATCTTCTTCAACTACAGGTATATCAATAACTTCTTCTAATTCTGCAACTTCTTCTTCAACCATTTCTTCAGTAAGTATCTCTTCAATTGGTTCTTCATCTTCCAAAATTTCAGGTTCATCATCAATAAATTCTTCTTCAACTTCAGGTATAAGATCATCTTGTACACTCTCCAAATCTTCTAATACTTCCTCTGGGTCAGGAGGGAATATATCATTAGCTATTAATACATCTATTAAGTCTATATCTTCTTCAATAATAATTTCTATTTCTTCAAACTCTTCCAGCTCTTCTATGTATTCCTCTACTTCAAGGATTATTTCAACAAACTCCTCTAGTTCCTCATCTGATAATTCTTCAATGAATTCAAGTTCTTCTTCCAAGAGTTCAAGCTCCTTAGCCTCAGTCTCCATTTCCTCTTCAAGAATAAGTATCTCTTCCTCAGTAAGTTCTTCAAATTCAAGTTCTTCAAATTCATCATCATCTGCCACTTCAAGTACCACAATGACATCATCAAGAAGCTCTTCTCCTTCTTCATATTCTTCTTCATATATTTCTTCCTCGTATTCTTCCTCATATATTTCAAAATCACAATCACCACGCTCAATCTGAGCATCAGTCATCTCACAACCATACTCTTCTAAGTTAGCTAATCTTTGTTCATCACGTATTGCTGTTGCTTCAATTTCTTCTCTAGTATTTCTTTCTTCATTAGTTTCATAAATACCTGTTTCTTCAAAGTTTAGCTCTTCTTCTGTAGGAGGAGGCGGAACATAAACAGTTGTAGTTGTTGTAGTAGTAGTAGTTGTAGTAGTCGTAGTAGGAGTTGTAGCAGTATATTTATAATATACATTATCTATTAGCCACCAATCACCTAAGTTATCTGAAGCTCCTGGTATCACTATCTCATTGATAGTTGTACCTGTTGGTGCAGTTACTACTATAGTCGCCGTGCTGTTCTCTGCCGTCTGTGGATCTGCAGCGTCCCAAGTGTTAATAAAGTTTATTGTTGAAGTTGTATCATCATCATAGTAAACAGTAGCTGTACCTGTAGATTCTCTAGCACCATACCTTAAACCTACCTCAGTAATCGGTTTAGTTTCTGAGTTAGGAAATGCAATCGTAAATCCATCTGTTGAACTACGTAATCCGATTTGATATCTATCTGCTCCATAATACTGTGAGCCGTGGCAATCCATATCTTCAATGTGGATTCCTCCAGGAACCATACTGTTGTCGCAATCAGCTTCGGCAGCAAGGCTAGTATCGTTACCACCATAAACGAAAGTAATATCTTCGTTAATTTGTTGGTTATCAAAACCCTCAGTTACTGTTGTTTCTTCTGCATAAACAGGTATAGGAGGAAGTATTAAAAATAAGACTAAAGCTAAACGACTTAACCGCCTGGTATGCAGTAACAATTTCCTTTGCAATCGCAAGTATTCCATTCCATCATCCACCAACCTTAAATAATATCTCTCTAATAACTTCTTCTATAATGATTAAGTTCTGATTAAACCCACTAATACTATCTTGATATGCAATAACTTGCGCTTTAAGTGTTGCTACTTCTTGTTGTAGATCATTAACTGTTTTAAATAACCAACCAACTAAAGCAGCTAAACCGCCTTGTAATATTTGTCCGAGATTAACTTGAGCTTTCATATTTTACATTATAGTATTTAAAAATGCTGCTGTGCTACTAATAGCAACTAACCAACCAACAATTTCAGCTCTCGTAGGAGATTTATTTATTTTCTCATGTAAAAAATCTATGCGTTCATTTAGATCTGATACTTCTTCCCTAATAAGGTAGAGCATTTCTTTGTTTGTGTAACCGTTATTGGATGTCATCAGTGGATAGCCAATCCCAATCTTCTTTAACATAATTATCAGGTATTTTAACTTCGGCTAGATTTTTTAACCATTTAAAAAATATACGAGCATAATAACCTAATAAAAATCCTACTATGTAATCCATGATGAAATATTATAACATAAATTCAATCAGGTTCTATCATTATACATTCACCAGGACATTCTTCTGCTGACTCTATAACTGCAGGTTCTTCACCTTTAGGAACTGTGGCTAAACCTTTAGCACCTTCTTCATTACCTTCTGCTTCAGCATAAATTTTATCTCCATCTTTAACATAAAATAATCCATCATCTAAACCAATAAATACATCTGGGGAAATTTCTTGACATATACCATCACCTGTACAAAGGTCTTGGTCAATCCATACTTTCATAATGAAAGATTAACTAGGCTTTGGGTTATCGTCCTTAACTTTTTTAACAGCTTTAAACCATTCGCCTGTTTTGTCGCCTTTTCCAGCTACCATATCGTGGTATAATAAATCAAATTGTTCGCCTAAAGCTGGATAACTTTCTTGTCTTGCTCTTATATAGTTGTTATCTTGTTGATCTAATTTATAAGCAGCTAAGTCTTTAACAGCTTGGTCATACTCTGCATCTGTAAACTCACGCCTAACATTATTGACTTGAGCAAACATACCATCACCACCATTGGCTGTTTTCTTTGCATCAATCTCTGTCTGTGCTTCTGCTGTAAATTGTTCTAATGTTTTTAATGCCATATCTCTCCTAT